ATGCCGGACAAGCCCAAGTCCGGAGCTGCGCCGCTGCGCAAGCTCCGCCTGAACGACTGGTCGCGCCATTTCCTGGCCGAACTGGCCGCAACCTCGAATGTCAGCGCCGCTGCGCGCAAGGCCGGGGTCTGCACCAGCACGGCTTATGAAGCGCGCCGCCAGTCGGCGGAGTTCAACCGCGCCTGGCAACAGGCCCTGTGCGAGGGATACGACCTGCTCGAAATGGAGCTGCTGCGCCGTCTGCGCGAAGGCGAGATCAAGCCGGCAGCAGGGGCCAAGCGCAGGGTGCGCACTTATGACAATGCCGCCGCGCTTCGCCTGCTTGCTGCCCACCGCGACGCCACCGCCAGATACCGCGCGGTGCGAACCCGCGATGAGTCCGATGCGATCGTCCAGTCAATCAATGCCAAGCTGGAAAAGATGCGGCAGCGCAGTGTGCCCGCAGAGGACCACGAATGACGCAATCAGCGCAGCTCCAAAGGTTGCTGAAGGCACCCGAGGCTGAACGCCTGGCCTGGTTGAAGCGCTTGACGCCACAGGAACGCGAGGAGTTCAATCACATCTGGCCGCTGTGGGCCCGCACCGAGCAACTGCCTCCGTCTGGCAACTGGCAGCTCTGGCTGATCATGGCGGGGCGCGGCTTCGGCAAGACCCGTGCCGGAGCCGAGTGGGTCCGGGACCTTGCCGAACGCGATCCCACCGCGCGGATCGCGCTGGTTGGCGCGTCGCTTGGCGAAGTGCGGGCGGTCATGGTCGAAGGCGAGAGCGGCCTTCTCTCGATCGGCCTGCCGCAGCAGCGCCCGCAGTTCGAACCCTCGCTGCGCCGGCTGGTCTGGCCAAGCGGAGCCATCGCCACGCTCTATTCCGCGGGCGAGCCGGAATCGCTGCGCGGGCCGCAGCACAGCCACGCCTGGTGCGACGAGGTCGCCAAGTGGGATAATGCCTCCGCCCGCGCCACCCGCGCCTGGGACAACCTGCTGTTCGGTCTGCGGCTGGGTGAGGCACCGCGCGTGCTGGCCACGACCACGCCGCGCGCCGTGCCGCTATTGAAGCAGTTGCTGGCCAGCGATCCTGCCACCCTGGTGGTCCATCGCGGCACGACCGAGGCCAACCGAGCCAACCTGCCCCGGCGGTTCGTCTCGAGCATTCGCAAGTTGTACGGGCAGTCCTCGCTTGGCCGGCAGGAGCTTGATGGCGAGCTGCTGGAAGATATCGAAGGCGCGCTCTGGACCCGCGCCCTGCTGGAGGCCTGCCGCGAACCGGCGGCCTCCAGCCCCCCGGTCCGCACTGTGGTGGCAGTCGATCCGCCGGCTTCGGCTGGCGGGGATGAGTGCGGGATCGTGGTCTGCGCACTGGGCGAAGATGGCCTGATCCGCGTGCTGGCCGATGCTTCCGTGGCCAGGGCCAGCCCCGAACAATGGGCCCGCGCCGCCGCCAATGCCGCCGCCGCCTGGCAGGCCGACCGCGTCGTGGCCGAAGCCAACCAGGGCGGCGCGATGGTCGAATCCGTCCTGCGCGCGGCCGAAGTGAGCCTGCCTTTGCGGTTGGTCCATGCCAGCAAGGGCAAAACCGCCCGCGCCGAACCCGTCGCCGCATTGTATGAGGCTGGCCGGGTCCGCCACGCCGGGGTCTTTCCCACGCTGGAAGACCAGCTCTGCGGCCTCGTTACCGGCGGTGCCTACCAGGGCCCCGGCCGCTCCCCCGACCGCGCCGACGCGCTGGTCTGGGCGCTGACCGAGCTGGCATTGAGGGCGAAGGTGCAGCCGCGGGTGTGGTTGGGTTAGGCATTGGTGCGCCGATTATCGGGCAGAATTCACTACTGTAGATTCACATATGAGAGTAAGTTGAGATGTGAGTTTAGCTCACGGAAATTTTCATTGAAACTTTACCTGTAGGTCTCTAATTTGCCCATCACATCCGAAGCGAGATTCGGGATGTGCCGCCTGCAAGGGTTCCGCGAAATGTGGACGCAAGGGTTTTCTCGCAACCAATTAGCCTCCCCAAACGGGGAGGCTATATTGTTTGTGGTGGGCAAGTTGTGTGCACTAAGCGCGCAAACTTGACGGACTGCAGCTTGTGGCGCGCGGGTAAATCCAAATTCTGATATGCACTGATGATGTGCATAAGGCCATCAACCCCAGGCGCACTTCTAGCTTTGCTGAGTTTGAAAAATACCGGGTAAGGAATCCCATCCACTTCAGCATAAAAGAAGTGGCGCAAGACGCCATTGCCATCTCGGCTCTGAAACGCCTTTCCTGCTACGTGGTAATTGATAATTGATGGCAACTCGATCGAGCAGCCATACCGTGCAGGGCAAAAGGAGCGTTTCTCGCCAAAAGCGACGTACTCATGATCGGGTGGCTGCCCTTCATGCCATTTGACGCTGAAAACATGATGACTGAACGTCACACGCAAGACTGCGGGCATAGCGAGCGGATCCTTGGCAGGAACAACCACATTGAAGCTGGCCAGATGGCCAAGCGGGTAATCCACACCCCCCAAGCTGAACGTGTTGAACGTCACTAAATATCGCAGCTCTTCAATAATTTCAGACTCTTCCCAAGCTCCTCTGCTTGCGACAGAAGTGCTCGTCAAGCTTGAGCATGGCAAAATCCAAAGCTTCGAAAGGCTCCACCATGTCCTTCCTTCAGACCCTGGCCGCTGCCTTCAAGGGCGGCGCGTCGGCGCGCGTGCCGTTGGCGCGCACATTCACTTCGCCCTGGCTCTTCGCTGAAGGATCAGCGCGGGCGCCGTTCGAGTACAATGGCGCGGTCAAGCGCGCCTATCTGGACAATCCGGTGGCGCAGCGCGCGGTGCGGCTGGTGGCCGAGGGGATCGGCGGGGTGCCGCTGCTGCCCTGCGATCCGCGGCTGACCGCGCTGGTCGGCGCGACGTCCGCCGGACAGGCGCTGCTCGAAACTTTGGCGGCGCAACTGCTGCTCCACGGCAATGCCTATGTCCAGGTGGTCAAGGACGGCGCGGGCCGCCCCGCCGAGCTGTTCGCGCTGCGGCCCGAGCGGGTTGCCGTGATCGCAGGTGAGGATGGTTGGCCGGCGGCTTATGCCTACCGCGTCGGCGAGCGCAGCCTGACCATTCCGGTGCTGGACGAGGATGCCAGCCCCAACCTGATCCACATCCGCCACTTCCACCCCGGCGACGATCATTACGGCGCCGGGTGCCTTTCCGCCGCCGATCAGGCCGTGGCGGTCCACAATGCCGCGGCCGACTGGAACCGCGCCCTGCTGGAAAACGCCGCGCGGCCATCGGGCGCGCTGGTCTATGACCCGGGGGATGGCGGCGGCCTAAGCGCCGACCAGTTTGAGCGATTGAAGGCCGAGCTGAGTGCCGCCTATTCGGGCATGGCCAATGCGGGGCGGCCACTGCTGCTGGAAGGGGGGCTCAAGTGGCAGGCCATTAGCCTCTCGCCGGCTGACATGGATTTCGCCGGTCTGAAGGCCGCCGCCGCGCGCGATATTGCCCTCGCTTTCGGCGTTCCGCCGATGCTCCTCGGTCTGCCAGGCGATGCCACCTATGCCAATTACCGCGAAGCCAACCGCGCACTTTGGCGACTGACGCTGCTGCCGCTGGCGGGCAAGATCCTGGCCGCGATCGGCGAGGGGCTGGCCACCTGGTTCCCGGATCAGCGGCTAGCGGTCGATCCCGACCAGGTGCCGGCCCTCGCCGAGGACCGTGAGCGGCTATGGAGCCAGGTCAACGCCGCCGATTTCCTCTCGGCCGACGAGAAGCGTTCGATCCTTGGCCTCGCCATTAAGGAGAACAAAATATGAACAGTGACGCAATGCTGGCCCGCCTGCTGGCCCAGGCTGCCGATGAGGGGGCAGACCTTGTCACCCTGCGTGCGGTGATCGAGGAAGCGAGCGAACTGGGGGCGGAGCGGGTGCTCGCCCGGATGGGTCTTGACGACGCGGGTGCCCACGGTGACCTCAGCGAGTTGCGCGAACTGCTGCAGGCCTGGCGCGATGCCAAGGCCAGCGCGTGGAAGGCCGCAATCGGCTGGGCCGTGCGCGGCTGCCTGGCGCTGGTGCTGATCGGGATGGCCTTCAAGCTTGGCGCGACGGGGTTGCTCAAGTGACGCGCTTTGCCGGCTATGCCGCGCTGTTCGATCGGCGCGATGCCGGGCGCGATACGATCCGCGCCGGTGCTTTTGCGCGCAGCTTGGCCGAGCGGGCCGAACCCCTGCCGCTATACTGGCAGCACCGCCCGGATCAGCGGATCGGCTGGATCGAGCAGGCCGCGGAGGATGCCCGCGGGCTGCGCGTCATCGCCAGCATCGACAATCCCGCTGGCGGAGCGGCCGCTGCGCTCAGGGCCGGGCGCGTTACCGGCCTGTCATTTGGCTATCGGGCGCGCGGCTTCACCCGCTCCGCCGAAGGCCGCGACCTGACCGAGATCGACCTGTTCGAGGTCAGCCTGGTCACGCACCCGATGCAGCATGGCGCACGGGTTCACCTGCTCGGCTGACCGCCCATTCCAGTCTTTATGCCGGCCGCCCGTGGGGCGGCCTTTTTTGTGAAAGGTGAATGCCCCATGGATATTGAAACCACCCCCGATCCGCTCGACGCCTCGTTTGATCTGGTCGCCCGGCAGGATGCCGCCGAAGCGGCGCTGGGCGCACTGCGCGGTGATGTCGATGAAGTGAAAAGCCGGCTTGAGAAAGTCAGTCGCGCCGCAGCCCGGCCGGCCCTGTCCGGCGCCGGCATGGCCAGCCCCGAGCTCAAAGGCTTTGTCGATGGCTATCTGCGCCAGGGCCGCGAGACCGAGCTGAAGGCTGTGACCGGCGCGGTTGCTGCCGATGGCGGCTTTGCTGTCCCGCGAGAGATTGACGCGCTGATCGCGGCCCAGCTCAAGACCATCAGCCCGATCCGGGCGATTGCCCAGGTCGTTCAGGTCGGCAGTGCCGGCTATCGCAAGCTTGTCACCTCGGGCGGGACGGCTTCAGGTTGGGTCAGCGAAACCGCCGCTCGCCCTGAAACGACCACCCCGAAGTTCAACGAAATCTTCCCGCCGATGGGCGAGCTTTATGCCAACCCGGCAGCGAGCCAGGCCATGCTGGACGATGCCGCGTTCGATCTGGAAAGCTGGCTGGCAAGCGAAATCGCGGCCGAATTTGCCCGCGCCGAGGGTCTGGCTTTCGTTGGCGGCACTGGCACCAACCAGCCGCGCGGGTTTCTGCAGGCCCCCAATACCGCCACCGGCGATGCCACTCGCCCGTTCGGCACGCTGCAGTTCATCGCCAGCGGCAATGCCAGCGGCTTTGACAGCGCGCCGGAGCTGAAGCTGATCGACCTGGTCCACTCGCTCAAGTCCGGCCACCGCCAGGGCGCGGCCTTCGTCATGAATTCGAAGACCATGGCCGCCGTCCGCAAGTTCAAGGCCGCGGACGGGACGTTCCTGTGGCAGCCCGGCGTGCTGGAGGGCCAGCCTTCGCGCCTGCTCGGCTATCCAGTGGTCGAGGTCGAGGACATGCCCGACGTGGCCGCCAACGCCTGCCCGATCGCTTTCGGCAACTTCAAGGCGGGTTATCTGATCGCCGAGCGCCGGGCGACCACGATCCTGCGCGATCCCTTCACTAACAAGCCCTACGTCAACTTCTATGCCACCAAGCGCGTCGGCGGGCAGGTGCTGGATAGCGAGGCGATCAAGCTGCTGAAGATCAGCGCCTAAGCCGGCTGGTTCGCCGCAAGGCGGACCACCAGGTGCCCGCGCCGCGTCTCCCCCTCGGCGCGGCGCGGGCGCCCTTTTCCCTCATCTTCAAGGAGGCCGCTCATGATGCGGGCCATTATCACGCCCTTTGCGCTGGCTCCCGCGGCGCTAAACGAATTGAAGGACTGGCTGGGAAACACCACCCCGGCAGACGACAACCAGCTGTCCGGATTGCTGCGCGCCGCGCTTGATCACTTCGAACAATTCACTGGCCTGATGCCGCTGGAACAGGTTTGCGAAGAGATCATGCCCGTCACCGCCGGCTGGCAAGAGCTGGGCCCGCGCCCGGTCCAGGCAATCACGCAAGTGGCCGGCATTCCAGCTGAGGGCGCGCGCTTTGCCCTGGCAGTCGCGGCTTATGCGATTGACCTGAGCGCCGATGGCGGGGGCCGTCTTCGCGTCATCAGCCCCGGTGCGGCAGGCCGGATCGCGGTGCGCTATACGGCGGGTCTTGCCGCCGGCTGGACCGGGCTACCCGAAGCGCTGCGTCATGGGGTGCTGCGTCTGGCCGCCAGCCAGTATCGCGCCCGCGAAAGCGACGGCCAGAGCACGTCCCTGCCGCCCGCCGCCGTTGCCGCGCTGTGGCGGCCGTGGCGGCGGCTGAAGCTGGGCTGATGGCGCTCGACCGCCTGTTCGCCGCGCTTGAGCAAAGCGCACGCCAGCTGGCCGCCGCGAAGCGCGCCGAGCTTGCCCTGGCACCGCACGACACCGCCAAGCGCTGGCGTTCGGCGCGGCTGGTCTGGCCGCTGTTCATGAAAGGATCACCGTGATGGAAGTGGCACTGCGCGCGGCGCTGATCGCCTGGCTAGCCGCCGATCCGGCGCTGACCGCGACCCTGAACACCGTGGCCGAGGAAGCGCCCAGCCGCACCGCGCTGCCCTGGCTGGCCATTGCCGCCAGCGCGAGCGCCGACTGGAGCACCAAGGAACGCGCTGGCCGCGAGGTGCGCATCGCACTGGAACTCAATTGCCGCGGCGATCGGCCAGATACGGCAGCCACATTGGTTGCCGCGATTGAGCGCCGGATTTCCACCCTGCCCCCGGGCCAACCCGGCTTTCGCGTGGTGACCATGCAATTCCTGCGCGCCCGGGCCGAACAGCGCCCCGCCAATACCCGCGCCATCCTGATCGAATACCGCTTCCGAGTCTTGTCCGACTGACGTCGGATCGCATCGCCGGGCCGGTGATGCAAGCTCATGAGGGATGTCATGAGCGCACCCAACCAAGGAGAACCAACCATGACCGCCCAGAAAGGCAGCGCCTTCCTGCTCAAGATTTCCGATGGCGCGACCCCGGCCATTTACCGCACGGTGGCCGGCCTGCGCACCACCCAATTGTCGATCACTGGCGATCCGGTGGTTATCACCAGCAAGCAGAGCGGCGGCTGGCGCGAGCTGCTGTCTGGCGCCGGAGTGCGCTCCGTCTCGGTCAGCGCCGCTGGCATTTTCCTTGGCTCGGCCGCCGAAGCCCAGGTCCGCGCCAATGCCATGGCGGGCACGATCGATGACTATGAACTGAGCTTTGAAGACGGCGAACGGCTGCGCGGGCGCTTCCTGGTCCAGCGACTTGACTATGCCGGCGATTTCAACGGTGAGCGAAATTACACCCTGGCGCTCGAAAGCTCGGGCGCGGTGGTGCCGGCATGAGTACGGACCAAGCGGACAGCCCGGCCAATCCCTGGCGCGGCGAGGCGCGGCTTGAGCTGGCGGGGCAGGGCCATGTCCTGCGCCCCAGCTTTGCCGCGCTGGTCGCCGCCGAGGAAGAGCTTGGCCCGCTGTTCACGCTGGTCGAGCGCGCGGCGGCGGGCGAACTGCGGCTGACGGAACTGGCTGCGCTGTACTGGCATTGCCTTAGCCGCCGCGACGGGCTCGTTCGAAGCGATTTTGCCGAAGCCCTGGTCGCGGCCGGGCTGGCCCAGGCGACCGCGCCGCTGCGCGCGCTGCTAAGCCAGATCCTGCAAGGGCGTGCCGAGCCGGCATGAGCGGCAGCTTTGGCGCCGCCGCGGCCTTGCTGGCGGGACACGCCGGACGGCTGCTCGGCTGGCGGGCTGAAGAATTCTGGCGCGCCACTCCGGCCGAGCTGGCCGCGATTCTCGGCCCGCCCGATGCCGCTGCCTGTCCGTTTGACCGGGCCACTCTTACCCAACTGATGGAGCGCGACAATGACCGACCCCGTTGACAGCCTGGTGGTGGACGTGCGCGCCAACACCCAGGGCTTCGCCGCCGACATGGCGGCCATGCGCGGCAGCTTCGAGGGCAGCCTGCTGGGCGGGCTGGGCCAGGCGGGCGAAGTGCTTGAGCGCGGCCTGCTCGGCGCGATCCGCAAGGGCAGCCTGGGCTTTGAGGACTTGCGCCGGGTGGCGCTGAACGTGATCGATCAGATCGCCGGTCGCGCGATCGACAGCCTGTTCGGCGCGGGCGGCGGCGGTGCTTCCGCGGGGACCCTGGCCAGCGTCGGCAGCCTGGTCGGTTCGCTGCTCGGCCTGCCCGGGCGCGCCACCGGCGGACCGGTCAGCCCCGGGCGCGGCTATGTGGTGGGAGAGCGGGGACCGGAGCTGTTCGTGCCAACCAGCGCGGGCCGCATCGAAACCGCCACGCCATCCCGCCCGCGGGATCTGCGCATTGCCATCACCATCGCTGCCCCGGCAGGCACGTCCGCTCCACAGGCGCTGCAACGTTCGGGCCGCCAGGTCGCCAGTGCCGTGCGCCGCGCGCTGACTGAGTTCTGACAGGACAAACACCATGGCTTTCTGGCTTGCCACGACCCGCGAGGGACAGGACAGCGACTGGATCCAGCGCTTTGACCCCCGCTTCTGGACGGTCGACTTTCCGCGCCCGATGATGGCGGCGCTGACCACCCCGGCGCCTGACGCCATGCGGGTGGACTGCGCCTTCCTGACTGTCGGTGATCTGGCCGGCCTGATCTGGGACAGCACGGACCGGTGGGATCACCCGCTGCTCGCCTATGTGACTGACCGGGACTATTCGCGCACCACGCTGCGCTTCCGCTGGCGTTCACATGGCGTGATCCCGCTCGATGCGGTCAATGGCCCGACCCTGACCATCGAAGGCCGCGATGAGGCCGGAGCGGAACGGAGCTGGTACGTCCGGCTGTGGGCCTATGCCGAAGGCACGCCCGAAGACGCCCAGATCACCCTGCCCTTTTCGGCGCTGCAAGCCGGCTGGGCAGCTGAGGGCGATCGGGTCCATCCCGCCGCGATTGACCGGATGTTCGTCTCACTCGCCCCGCCGGGCTATGCTCCGGGCAGCACCGCGGCCCTGCCTGCGCCGGTCGAAGGCTGGGCCGAGCTGACGGACATCAACTGCGACGGTGCCCGCGCCCTGCTGGAGATCGGCGACGTGATCGTGCCGCCGCACGGGATCGCTATCGCCAGCGGTTATGACGATGCCTATAATCAGGCTCCGGCCCGGCTGATCCGCACCGCCCGCCAGCTCGGCTATCGTGGCAGCCTGCTGCACTATGTCGGGATGAGCCACTTCATGCGGCTCGGCGTGCAGGGGGCTGATCCGCAGGTCGTGAACGGCGGCGATCCGCTATGCACCCCCGCGCGCGCCTGGCATGCCGAATGGCTGGCTCTTGCAAAGACGGCGGGGTTCAGTCCGATTCTCTCGCTGTCCTATGAACTCTTGGCCCAATATTGTCCGGCGGACTGGCAGCAGCGCGCCGCCAATGGCGATCCGGCGCGGACCGGCTGGGTGCCTCCATCGGCACTGCTCTCTCCCGCCAATGCCGCGGCGATGGGCTGGTTGCAGTCTGCCGGCGCCGCCTTTGCGCAGCTGATGCGCGCGGCCGGCCTGCCTGTCCGTTTCCAGATTGGCGAGCCGTGGTGGTGGGTCATGGCCGATCGCCGGCCCTGTCTTTATGACGCCGCCGCCAGGGCCGCATTCGGGGGCAATCCGGTGGCGATCCCGGACCTGGGCGGCACCCTCGACGCCGCGCAGAAAGCGCTGCTTGACCAGGCAGGGGCACTGCTGGCGGCCTCAACCCATGCACTGCGCGACGCCGTACGCGCGGCGGGCGGGCCGGGCGGGAGCGAAGTGCTGCTGCTGCCGTTCCTGCCGACCGTGCTCGATCCCGCCACGCCCGAAGCGCGCCGCGCCAACTTGCCACTTGGCTGGGCCAGCCCGGCCTTCGACCGCCTGCAGATCGAAGATTACGACTGGCTGACCGCCGGTGCCGATGCCGCGCGACGGAACGGCTACGCCGTTGCCGAACAACGCCTCGGCTATCCGCCCGCGGCGACCGATTACCTGGCTGGGTTCGTCTTGGCCCCGGCGCAGCGCGAGCAATGGCGGCTGATCGACGCCGGCCTGGATGAAGCCGCCGGGCGAGACGCTCACGAGCGGTTCGTCTGGGCCATGCCGCAGGTTTGCCGCGATGGTTACCTGCGCCTTCCCCCTTCCAGCCATGAGGCCGCCATGCAGTCCTTCGATGATCTTCCCTATCCCCTGGCGTTGGGCCGCGATGCCCGGGTTGCGCCCGAGTTCTCGACCAGCGTCGCCACGACGGCGTCTGGCCACGAACGTCGCAACAGCCTGTGGAGTGATGCCCGGCTCCACTTCGACGTGGGCCCCGGCATCCGCTCCGAGGCGGAGCTGGGTGTCCTGCTCGAATTCTTTCGGGCGCGGCGCGGCGCAGCACGCGGGTTCCGCCTGCGCGACCCGACCGATTTCAGCTCGAACGCGATGACCGGCGAGCCAACCGCCTTCGATCAATTGCTTGGTACAGGCGATGGGCAGCGTTCGACCTTCGCGCTAGTCAAGCGGTATGGCGGCGTGCAAGGCGGCCAGCTGCGCCGGATCACCCGGCCCCAGCCCGGCAGCGTCAGCGTCAGCGTGGCCAACGAGGCGACCAGCGGCTGGACGCTTGAGCCGGGGGGCATCATTGCTTTCGCCAGCGCGCCTCCGCCGGGGGCAGAGGTGCGCGCCGGCTTTCGGTTCGACGTGCCGGTGCGGTTTGCCGAAGACCGGCTGGAACTTGCCGGTGCCAGTTTCGCGGCGGGCGAGGCCCCTTCTGTCCCGATTATCGAACTGCGTGAGGATGGCCGGTGAGCCGGGTCTGGTTCGACGCGCCGCTGGAGACTGCCGCCCCCTTCTGGCGGATCTTCCGCCGCGATGGCGTCACGCTGGGCTTTACCGCCCATGACTGCGATCTGTGGTTCGACAATGTGCTGCACCGGGCCGCGCCCGGCATGGTGCCATCCGCAATCCGCCGCAGCGCCGATCTTGAGCCAGACAGCGCCGAAGTGGAAGGCGCACTGAGCCACGACGCGCTGAGCGCCGCTGACCTTGCCCTGGGGCGGTTTGACGGCGCGGCCGTGCTGATCGGGCTGGTCGACTGGGCCAGCCTTGATCGGCAGGTGCTTTACCGGGGCAAGATCGAATCCGTATCCGAGGAAGCGGGCCGGTTCACCGCCGTGCTGCAATCGCGCAAGGCCGACCTCGCCCGTGATCCGATTCCGCGCACCAGCCCGACCTGCCGGGCGCGTTTCTGCGGCCCGGGATGCGGGCTGTCAGCGGCGCGTTTTTCGCACGTCGTCCGCGTGAGCGCGCAGGCGCGGCAGGCCAATGCCGTCACCGTGACGAGCCACGTCGCGGCGGACCTGCTCGCCGGGGGTGAACTGCGCTGGCTCGACGGGCCCTATGCCGGGCAAGCGATGGGCGTGGCCGGAGCCGGTCCCGATGGCCTGGTGCTCGATCGACCGGTCGACCTGCAAATCCCGCCGGGCGCAGCCGCGGTGGTGCGCGAGGGGTGCGACCGGACGCTCGGGACCTGCACACAGCGCTTTGCCAATGCGCGCAATTTCCAAGGCGAGCCGTTTCTGCCCGGCAATGACCATCTGGCCCGCTATGCCGGGCCGGCCGCATGACCGGGCTGGACCTGGCCGCGGCGGCCGCGGCGCTGGTCGGGTGCCGCTGGCGGATGCATGGGCGCGACCCCCGGACCGGGCTGGACTGCATCGGCGTGCTGGGCGCCGCACTGGCCGCGATCGGCCGGCCTGCGCTGCTGCCCACCGGATATCCGCTGCGCCTTCGCAGCCTTGCCGGGTGGCTCCCCCAGCCAGCCGCGCTGGGACTGGAGCCCGCGCAGGGTCCGCTTGCGGTGGGCGACGTGGTGCTGCTCGATCCCGGCGGCGGCCAGGTGCACCTGGCGATTGCTGCGGCCCCGTCTGGCTGGGTCCACTCCCATGCCGGGCTCCGGCTGGTTGTTCATCAGCCCGTTCTGCCCTCCGGCCCCCTGCTGGGGCGCTGGCGGCTCATCCCTCTCACGCAAGGCTGAAAGCTTATGGCGACACTGGTCCTTAGCGCGATCGGCACCCTGCTGGGCGGACCGATCGGCGGCGCAATTGGCGCGCTGGCCGGGCGACAGCTCGATTCGCTGATCCTTGCGCCGGCGGCCCGCCAAGGCGCCCGGCTAAGCGAACTGGCACTCACCACATCCAGTTACGGTTTGGCAATCCCGCAGCAGCACGGCCGCGTCCGCGCAGGCGGGCAGATCATCTGGGCCACTGACCTGATCGAACAGCAGGACCGCCGGGGCGGCGGAAAGGGTAGCCCGGCTACGGTCAACTATGTCTATTCCACCTCGTTTGCAGTGGCCTTGTCGAGCCGGCCGATCAACCGGCTCGGGCGGATCTGGGCGGATGGCAAGCTGCTCCGCGGCGCGGCTGGCGACTTGAAGGTTGGCGGCAGCCTGCGGGTCCACCTGGGGCATGCCGACCAGCTGCCCGATCCCCTGATCGCCGCCGCCGAGGGG